AAGAAATAAAAATCTATTAGTTTTTAGAGTGTAGAATAATGCACCACTACAAATGATCTTGTCCATACTAATAATTAGCCGGCAAGTTCAACCCTCCATGTGCCAACTGGATAATCACCATCTATGGCTTTTAACCATTCTCCGTTGTCAAACCTATATTGTGTTTGTGTATTAAGATTTGTTGTATATGTAGTTTCAGTGGCTTCGCTTGCATCAAATACAATAACCCATTTGTTGCCATCCCATTCAACTATATCATTTGCTTTTGCAACAAGGCCTGTACCGTCATTGTTAGACCATGCTGCGGAAACGACAGTTTCGCCTTCCTTGCCAACATCTTCTAGGAGCAACAAGCGTAATCCGCTGTTTAGTATACTCAAAGGATTAAATGTTGTAGGATCAATTATATAGTCAATGCTTGTACGTCCGTCAATAATAGTATCACTTGGGAAAGTGTCTTCATCAAAATCAATTAATATTTTCGAGTCATCGCTAGGGAAAACCGCAAAGGTTCCTGTTACTGTAACATCGGTATCAAGATTAGTTAAGAATATACGACTTACTCCAGCACCGTACATTCCTGGCAATGCTTCAAATATATCATCCCACGGTTTTCCACCTATTCTACCATTTGCATACAGTTGTGCAATACCGTTTTCTAAATACAAACCGTAAGTCCTGTAGTTGACATTAGCCATTTCTTGTGCAAGTATTGTGGTTGCTTTTCTACCAAACGGAGAATCTGTAGCACTTGCTCTTGCAACATCATCAAATTGATTAAGTTCTGGTACACTTACCCCATCTTCAATAGTTCCTCTAGTTTCATCAAACATACTAGTAATAATATTTGTAACAACGCCCATTTTCTTGACCTTAACTGGCGGACTAATATAAATGGGTACGCTAAAAGTTAATGTAGCAATATCAATTTCACTGTCAACACCTACAGGTATACTGCGATTAGACCAGTTAACATTTTCAAGATTTACTACAGTAATTGCTGTCCAATCTACAAAGTTTTCGCTTTTTTGCATTTCCAAACTTGGATTAAACAGTACAAGAATTTGTTCAAGTATTTGTAATTTTTGATCTGTGTTACTTGCCCATATATCTGCATTAAGACGCATCAAGTACGGCGTCGGCATTAAACGTTCAACAGTATAATTTTTACCTTGGTAATTTAAATATTCACCTGTATCTTCATCGTATGCACGTTCTCTAATATTTGACTTTTTAATAAATGTCGGATCTAACAGTCTTTGCTTATCTAATTCTAGTCCAGTAATATAAACTGAAATACGAGGAGCACTTGGAAGTTTATTTTCCGAATTTTCTCTTATAATACTTGCAACCTGTCTTGTTAGGTCACCATAGGTTACAGGAACATCTTTTAAGTTACCCTTGCCGTCTTTTACAGGAAAGTTACTTAATATACGCATCATTTGCGTAGTATATCTTCTTATTTGTCCGTCGTAAAAATGTAACATTAATTATCTGCCCTTGGTTTAAGTGCGTTAGTAAGACTTTGTCTTTCTTCAACAACTTCTCCATTAATGGTATTAGTGTTAGTGTTATTGATAAACTGTGTTTTATAAGTTTGACGTTCTAGAGTATTACTTAGATCCATACGTATATCATCATTAATTTTAATCCAACGATCTCCGTCATATTTAAACATTCTATTAGGAAAGAAATCTGTTCTCAAAAAGTAATCTCCGTCTTGTTTATTTCTTGGAAATTCTATTCCAAAACCAAAAGGTGCGCCGTTTGGTGTAGTAGCGGACACATTTACAAGGTATCCGGAATACCCTTCTCTATCTGGACGATCTGAAATTTCGTCTGCACTAATGGTAAGTCCGCTTGCATCTAAATCAGTTGCGTCAGCAGTGCGTAGAGCAACGGTTCCGTCATCGTTTGTTGCAACAGTATAATAATGATTAATATCAAATCCTGATTTTGGTGCATCAACTTCTGCTTGCGTTACAACAGCATTGTTAATTTGCATTTCTTTTTCATAGGTAGACAACACATCACGCAATGTTTGATCACTGCCTTCTTGCGCAGGTAAGTCTAATATTTCTGCGTATTCTTGACCGTCGTAAATTTGTTTTAATTTTAATCTGTATAAATGCGGATACCAAGTATGACTAAATCCTTCTGCTGCACGATTAACATCTTCAACTACATAAAAACGTTTTAGTGCCATGCTATAATCGTTTAGCGCATATTCGTCTTTCAAGTGCGGTAATTCTAACACATCGCCTGGCATAATCTTTCTGCCAAGTGTCTTAACTGAACTATTAATATGTACTGTCATAAACAGTGTATCATTACTTAAAAACAATCCAAACTGGCTTAGATCAAAATCAATATCTTGTACATTGTATATTGCTCGCATTGAGTAGATGTCTGTGTCATACTTACGATCTCTATTTTCTAAAAACAGTAAATCTTGTATGTTTGTTTCTTTGACAACATCGTACTCTGGTTGTGTAGCACTGCGGTCGTCATCACTTGGAGCATTAGGCCCCAAATATTTGTAAACGTTTATGTCAGTTCCGCCAACAGTAAACATTTCCTGTATTTGTCTATCCAGGAAGTAGTAATCATTGCCGCGTTCTGGTTTATATAATGATAGTCTTGGCATATACATATTTATCGCGACGATAAATACTATTGGAGAACTTCATATGGCAGATTTAGCAACACAAAAACAAGAAGTATTTGACTATGTCAATGCATTTTTAGGCGGTGGAATGGTGGATGTTGAACTCGACCCAATTCATTATGATACAGCATTAACAAAAGCTCTAACACGTTTTAGACAGCGTTCTGAAAATAGTGTTGAAGAATCGTACCTCTTTTTAGAAACAGTAGAAGATCAAAACGAATATACACTACCAAACGAAGTAATAGAAGTTCGTAAAATCTTCAGAAGAAGTATAGGATCAAGAAGCGGTGGCGGCGATGGCGGCACAATTTTTGAACCATTTAACTTAGCCTATACAAACACATATCTGTTAGCAAGTTCACATGTTGGCGGATTAGCAACATATGATTTATTCTCACAGTACCAAGAACTTGTAGGACGTATGTTTGGATCATTTATTGAATTTAAATGGAATCCTGTAACACATAAAATTACGTTACTACAACGCCCAAGAGCTGAAGAAACACTAATGCTTATGGCATATAACTATCGTCCAGATAGCCAGTTGTTAGATGATTATCTAGCCAAACAATGGATCAAAGATTACACACTAGCAAGTTGCAAGTATATGTTAGGTGAAGCACGTTCAAAATTTGCTACCATTGCTGGCCCACAAGGTGGTTCAACACTTAACGGTGATGCACTAAAAGCAGAAGCACAACAAGAGATGGAAAAACTTGACAAAGAAGTGCAAGAAGCAGTAGGCGGCGGCACTGGATATTCTTTTCTAATTGGTTGACAATTTTTAAATACCTGCTATAATGTATAGACACTTGAAAGGATTTGTCTTATGATTATTGGTATTTGTGGCCTTATCGGTAGCGGCAAAGGAACTGTTGCTGATGTGTTAGTCGATTATGGTTATGAAAAAATTAGTTTTGCAGATAAACTCAAAGATGGTGTTGCATCTGTTTTTGGCTGGGACCGTGCATTGCTAGAAGGCGACACAAGTGAAAGTAGAGACTGGCGAGAACAAGAAGATACTTTTTGGAGTGCAGAAACAGGCAGGACTATAACTCCAAGATTGGTATTGCAAGAATTTGGTACTGATTGTATGCGTAACGGCTTTTACGATGGCATTTGGCTATGCCTTGTAAAAAAGAAAGTAATCGATAATCCTACAAAAAACTATGTTGTCCCTGATGTTCGTTTTAGAAACGAGCAGAAAATGATTCGTGATCTAGGTGGCAAAGTTTGGCAAATACAACGAGGAGAACTTCCTGAGTGGTTTGGATATGCTATACTTGATAATAATACAGGCAGCAACTTAATGGCAAACTACGATATACATTCTAGCGAATGGAAGTGGATTGATTCTAATGACAAATTTGATAAAATCTTTTATAACAACACTACAATAATTGGACTTAGAAATCAGGTCGCAGATCACCTTGCTTCCACCGAACTCCTTCTTTCTGAATAATTCTCTGACAATTAGCACAGATAGTTTTTAAGTTTGTCGGACGACAGTTATTTAAATCTCCGTCAATATGAAAAACATTAAACTGTTCTGTGTGTTTTGATTTAAATCCACATTTTTCACATTGTTCTTTTTTCTCGTAACCACGCTGCTTCCATTTTGGTATGCCGTGGTTAACACCGTTGCGTAGACAAACTTCGCAGAGTTTTCTGTAATAAGTTTTATTACCTTTTTTATAATTTATAGCAGCAGGGCGTTGCCCACATTTACATAACGGCCTCATACTGTATTTACCTCACCTTTTCGGTCCCTTTTTCGATAGTATTAGACGGGTATTTTATTCTTCATCTGCTAAATACAATAGCAGAAACACTATTCCAACAGGAGAAACAAAATGGCATTAGTATCACCAGGTGTAGAGGTCCAAGTAATTGACGAATCCTTTTACACCCCAGCAGCAGCAGGTACAGTACCTGTAATTTTTGTTGCTACTGCCAGCAATAAGACAAGCAGCGCAGGAACAGGTATTGCACCTGGGACAACGAAGGCTAATGCTGGTAGAGCATATTTAATCACTAGCCAAAGAGAGCTAGGTGAAACATTTGGAGATCCTATATTCAGATCTGATAACAATGGAAACATGATCCATGCAGGAGAGCAGAATGAATATGGACTACAAGCGGCATACAGTTTATTAGGAATTACAAATTCAGTATATGTTGTTAGAGCAGATTTGGACCTAGGAGAGCTTGACGCAAGTGCAGACGCTCCAACAGGCGAGCCAGCAAACGATGCATATTGGTTTGACACACAAATTTCTAACTTTGGTATTTTAGAATGGAACGCAGCCGCAATTACAACAACAGGCGGTCAAACATTTACAGCACAAACACGTTACGTTGTAACTGAAACATCAGACATTGATTCAATTACAGATGCACCTAAAACATCAATTGGTCAAGTTGGTGAATATGCTGTAGACGCAACTACTTCTACAAACCAATTATGGTATAAGACAGCAGGAACAAACACACTTGCAGGTTCATCTGGAACTTGGGTAAAAGTTGGTTCAGCAGCATGGGAAGCAAGCCATTACACAGTAAGAGGTTCAGTACAAAACCCAACTTATACACTAGGTGATTCGATTATTATTAACGAAACACAAGTTGTAACAACTGGTAATGATCTAGCACAGTTAGTAATTGATATTAACAATGCTGGTATTACTGGCGTTGCAGCAGCAGCAGTTGATAATGCACTAGAACTATATGGTACAAGTGCAGCAATCAGCAACGAAGGTGGCGGCGGTACAACAGCCGACGGCAAAATTAAAATTCAGGGCGGCATTGGCGCACTAACAGGATCAGCAGGTTCTGCATCTGATTCTGGCGCATTAGGTATTATTGAGAAAACATATAGTGTTCCTAGACTAGCCATTCAGCCTCATACAAATGTACCTGGATTCAAAACAAATGACACATTACCTGCACCAACAGGCAGCGTTTGGATTAAAACAACTACTCCAAATGGTGGCGCAGACTTCAGTGTTAAGCAGTACAATTCAGACACACAACTTTGGGATACAGTAAGTTCTCCAATGTACACTTCAGCAGAAGGTGCAATTTACGATCTAGATAAAACTGGTGGAACAAACTTAGTTGTTGGTGATTTGTATGTAAAAGCAAATTCAGAAGAAGATGATCCAGCACTTGCAAACTTCACTATTTACAGACGTAATGGTACAGGAGCAGCAAATGCTAAAACAGGAAAAGTTACTACAAATCTTGTAGCAGGCACATATACATTTGATATGGCTGAAACAACTGCTAACAGTAATGCACTAAGCACACCAAAAACTATTAGTGTTACTACTGTAGGTGCAAGCGGTGACGCAGACACAATGGCAGGAGAGATTAATGCAGCAAAATTTACTAATATTGTTGCATATGTAGACAGCACAAACAGAGTTGTTATTGAGCATAAACTAGGCGGCGAAATCCGTATTGAAGACACAGACGGTTTGATTGCACTAGCATTTAGTGACGGTGCTTGGAATTATGATACCGGTGAAGGTACTGCTAATTTCTATGCTACACCAACAGGTGATGACACATATGATTATATGATCAGCCTATGGAAAGAGCTAACATACACAGCAAGCGGAGACGCTCCGTCAAGCCTAACAGAAGATGGCAAACTTTGGTACAACTCAGTTGTAGACGAAGTAGATCTAATGATCCACGATGGTAGTGGATGGGTTGGATACCAAAACTTCAATGCAGACTATGCAGACACTGATCCAAATGGACCAATTGTAAGTGCATCAGAGCCAGAAGAACAATCAGATGGCACAGCACTAGTAGATGGCGATGTTTGGATTGACACATCAGATGTTGAAAACTATCCAGGAATTAACATCTACGATGCGACATTAGAAGCATGGGTACAAAGAGACAAAACTGATCAAACAACTGATCAAGGTGTTCTTTTTGCAGATGCACGTTGGTCAGACGCAGGTAGCAACAGCGCCGAAGCAAGCATTGTTGATCTACTAACAAGTGATTACTTAGATCCAGATGCTCCAGATCCAGCACTATATCCAAAAGGTATGTTGCTATGGAACATGCGCAGAAGCGGATTCAATGTAAAACAATTCAAGCGTAACTATATTGACACAGCAGGTGACAACGAGCGTTATCAAGTTATTGGCGCAACTGGTTCACTAGAAGATGAATCAATGAGCGGTTACTATCCACACCGTTGGGTTACTGCTTCAGGTAATAACGAAGATGGTTCAGGAACATTCGGGCGTCATGCAGTACGTAAGACTGTTGTTTCAGCACTACAATCTGAAGTTAACAGCAACCAAGATGTACGTGATGAAGAATCACGTCAGTTTAACTTGATTGCTTGCCCAGGTTATCCAGAACTAATTGGTGAACTAGTCACTCTAAACTATGACAGACGCTTAACAGCATTTGTTGTAGGTGACACACCAGCAAGACTAACACCAGATGCAACTTCACTTAATGAATGGGCAACTAACGTTAATAATGCAGTTGAAGATAATGACGATGGTGCAGTTAGCCGTGATGAGTACCTAGGTATGTACTACCCATGGGGCTTCACAAGTGACAACTTAGGAAACAACGTTGTTGTTCCACCAAGTCATATGGCACTACGCACTATTGTATTAAACGACCAAGTTGCTTATCCATGGTTTGCACCAGCAGGTACAAGACGCGGTGGTGTTACAAACGCAACAAGTTCAGGCTATGTAAATAGCGAAGGCGAATTTGTAGCAGTTTCACTTAATACTGGACAGCGCGATACACTATATGTAAATAACATTAACCCAATTACGTTTATTAACGGAGCAGGGCTAGTTGTATTTGGACAGAAAACTCGTGCAAGAAATGCAAGTGCTCTTGATAGAGTCAACGTTGCAAGACTTGTTGTTTACTTACGTGGACAACTTGAATTACTTGCAAGACCATACTTGTTTGAACCAAATGATAAGATCACACGTGATCAAGTCAAAGCAGCAGCAGATGCATTGTTGCTAGAACTAGTTGGTCTAAGAGCATTGTATGACTTCTTAAGTGTATGTGACGAAACAAACAATACTCCAGCAAGGATTGATAGAAATGAACTATACTTAGATATTGCTATCGAACCGGTCAAAGCAATTGAGTTTATTTACATACCACTACGTATTAAGAACACAGGAGAAATTGCAGCACTAGGATAATATGCGTACTTAATGAGTGGGGAATAATCCCCACTCAAATATGCATAAATACTACTGTAATAGGAGATTATAATGGCAATTACAACCTTAGACAATATTAGTATACCGACCGGCGGTGCCAATACTAACAGTGCGATATTGATGCCAAAACTACAATATCGCTTCCGTGTATTGTTCACAGGATTCGGTGGCGGTGTTAGTGTAAACGGTACTAGAGACCTAACACAAAATACAATTGATGTAAGTCGTCCAAACTTATCATTTGAACAAATGACAATAGATGCTTACAACTCAAGAACTTATCTAGCAGGTAAGCATACTTGGGAACCAGTTACAATTAACTTACGTGACGATGCAAATAATAACGTACAGAAAATTGTAGGCGGACAACTACAAAGACAGTTTGATTTCTTCGAGCAGTCAAGTGCAGTTTCGTCCGGTACATACAAATTTACAACAAAGATTGAAATCTTAGATGGTGGCAACGGCGGCTACAATGCTAACATATTAGACGCATACGAGTTAGTAGGTTGCTATGTAGAAAGTGCAAACTATAATTCACTAAACTATGCAACTAACGAACCGGTAACAATTTCACTATCAATAAGATATGATAATGCTATCCAATACGGTGCAGGCGGTGAAGGCGCAGCAGAAGGCGTAGGTGCAACCACTCCGAGAAATACTCAAGGAAGCACAGGTGGCGAAATAGTATCGGGCCAAGGCGCTTAATACTACTTAAAATTGTCATTATATTTAAACGGGAGTTTCTTATGAGACTCCCGTTTTTTATTGGATAAATATTAGTATGGCTACACAAGAACTGCACTTGCGAGATTATCAACATGCTAAGAATCTGTACTATGAGTACGGAATGGCATTCGCACCTAAAACAAAATTTTTATATCACTGTTTATTTGAACCAAGTCCAGAAGTTGGAAATAGTGCATCTGCAAATTCTTTTGCATTTCAAAAACAAATTGGAGTGCTTGTTAAGACAGCAGATTTGCCAAGTTTTAGAGTAAGTGTTGACAATAAAAAACAATACAATAGAATTAAACAGTTTCAAACACGTATCGATTACAATGATATAAACATTACGTTCCATGATGATAACACTGGTGTTACTAGAGCATTATTTGAAGAATATTACAAATTTTATTGGATAGATGGAAGACATAGTGTACAAAAAAACGCCCTAGTATCAGGACCTTATGCTACAAGAGACAAGTACTCTACGGCTGTTCCGAAATATGGACTAAACAATAAAAACAATGGACCGTTCTTTTCAAGTATTACATTGTACCAATTATCTCGTAGACAGTGGTTTGCATATACACTTGTTAATCCACTAATAACTCAATGGAACCATGGCAACGTAGATGCATCAGATGGTGCCGGAATGAATGAAAATACTATGAGTATTGCATACGAAGCAGTTTTATATACAAATGGACAAATTGGAGAAAATAGCCAGCCAGTTGCATTTGCAGATCCAGATACAGGTTATGATCAACATGAAAGCATATTAATTAATCAGCAAAACAACGAATCAGCATCTAGTCCAATTTCTAGGGGTCCAAAATTATTAGATCCAGTAGTAGTTGAACGAGAACAATACTCTAGAAATACAAACCAAGGAACCCCGCAGTCAACATATGATGAGACAGAACTTTTTGTAAAACCAGGTGCTCCTACAGTAGTTCCTAAACATGATTCTCAAGTAACTACTCAGCCAAGTACAGGACCTGCTGAAGATACTTATCGTAAATATAGTGCAGATGCAGTTGGTAATGCGTTGGGTAAACCAGGAAGCAGTAATGGCAATGGACTTAGAGCTCAGCAAAGATTAGCAGCAAGACGATCTTTTTCAGATGCAGCAGTAAATGCTGGAGCAATTCCAGGATACAACAATGCAGACGAATGGAGAAGAAATACTACTAAAGAGCAAAGAGAAACTCAAATCGACGAATTAGTTGAAAAAGCAGGAACAGATCAAAAATTAAACAACTTAGCAAGTTCTACTATAAATGCTTACAAGCAAGATGGCGGTGTGGCTATATAATAAGGAATTAAAATGGCAAATTCAGGGTTACCAGCAGAAATAGAAACAGAAGACACACTAGTTTATTTTAACAATTACTACAACAACGGTGGAACCATAACATATCTTCAGAATGAAGTTGATGCAGTTGTAGGTTATTTTCTTAAAAGAGGTTTCGAAAAAGTAGCCGCTATCAATACAGCAGGTGTACTACTAGAACAAGCCAAGCGTGATAGTTTACCTATATTCAAACTTTTAGATACATTAAAGGGCGTTAACGATGTGCAATTGAGCAATATTGTTGCTCAAATTATTAACTCTAACAGACGTAAAACTAGTGCCATTGGTTATAAAAATACTGCTACGATTAATTTGCTATTTGACCAAAGGAATATAATAGTTTGACATGCCAAGATTTGCACAAGGAAAGTTCCAACTCAAAAACCCACAAAAATATGTAGGAACAAAGACACCCACATACCGCTCAGGATGGGAATTTACATTTATGAAATTCTGCGACGAGCATCCTGCTGTTGCACAATGGGCAAGCGAAGCAGTACGCATACCTTATCGTAACCCATTAACAGGAAAACACACAATATATGTTCCAGACTTTTTTATTGTTTACAATGATAGAGGCGGTAAACAACGTGTTGAACTTATTGAGGTCAAACCTTCAAATCAAGCACGTAGAGAAAAACTAGGACGTAGCAGAGCAAATCAAGCAAGTTGGATAGTTAATCAAGCAAAGTGGGAAGCAGCCAGAGCTTGGTGCAAGCAAAAGAAAATATATTTTCGAGTTGTTACAGAAGATGATATTTTTCACAATGGCGCAAGACGTTAATGGCTGTTATATTAATTGATCATAATAGTGTGTTTGTACATGTTCCTAAAACAGGCGGAATGAGCGTACAGCATTGGTTATTAGAAAACACTAATGCAACCTTAGCAAAGGCAAAAAAACATCGTAGTTTACAACAACTCGAACAAACATATGGCAAATTTAATTATAGTTTTGCTGTAGTTAGAAATCCCTGGGATTGGTGTGTTAGTTGGTACTTTTTTAGTAAAGAAAGAGCAGAGCGTAGATTAAAAAATCCTGATCCTATACAAAAAGGCAAACGTAATATAGAATATAATAAACAAGTTTTAGAAAACTTTTCTAAAGGCTTTGATTACTTTGTAGAACATACACTACTAAAAGAGCAATACACAAAGGTACAAGGCGTTACAGATATTTTTAAGTTAGAAAACATTAATAACGATATACAAATAATAAAAGATAGATTTGATATTAAAAATGATTTACCTTATATAAACAAATCTAGTAGCAGAGAAAAAGATTATAGACAATATTATACAGATAGATCAAAAGATATTATAGCAAAAAAATTTGCAAATGATATTAATATATTCGGTTATGAGTTCTGATAAATAATAGTAGCAGTTAATGGAAGTACAATGACTAAAAAACTTGAAGATTTGTTAAATTTGCCAGAATCTAAAGAAATAATTAAGCAGGCAGAAGTACAAGAAAAAGAACAAAACAAACACGAAATAGAAAGAGCAGAAACTTTTCGTGATATTGCAGAGTTTGACAAAATAACAGCAGCACTTCCTCAAGTAAAAGGTTTAGGTGAACTTGCTGATAAAGAACTTAATGATGTTGCAGACAAGGCCATGCAAGCATACGAAGATCTAATGGATTTAGGAATGAATGTCGAATCACGTTATAGTGGGCGTGTATTTGAAGTTGCTGGCGGTATGTTAAAAACATCACTAGATGCAAAAGTTGCTAAACTAGATAAAAAGTTAAAAATGGTAGAATTACAACTTAAAAAAGAGAAGCAAGACAAAGACAGTACACAAGACGGTAATGTTATTAACGGCGATGGCTATGTTGTTACAGATCGTAACAGCCTACTAGAGCGTCTAAAAGGGCTAGATAAAGATAAATAATATATATGACAGGGAATAACAAATGAAATCATTTGCGCAAATACTAACAGAATCTAAAAAAACTTACGAGTTTAAGATTGGTGTTGCTGGCGAACTACCAGAAGGTTTTCAAGACCATATGGAAACTGCACTACAAAAGTTCAAACTTCTTAATAGTTCGGCGGGCAAGAAAACACCTATACAAGAACGTCCATTAGACTTCCCGCAGTTGCAAAACATGGAAGTTACGTACTTTGAAGTAGAAACAGAGTATCCAACTACTGTACAAATACTTCAAGAGTATTTAGGTCAATGCTGCGGTATCCCACAAAGTCATATTATTGTTCGCAATCCAAACGAACCACAAGAACTATATCAAGAAGCAAAAGAAGACGAAGTATATGAGCCAATGTTAACTAAAGAAGACATGGGCGGTGAAAGCGGTCAAAAACATGTTGGCGGCGAACGTGTTATGGGACTTCTAGCAGAACTTGAAAAAGCACGTAAGGAAGCAGCAGTTCCAGATGGGGCTGATGCTGCACCAGACGGAGAAACATCAAAACAAATGGACGATAAAATTAATAACACAGCGGTGTTAGGGAGTTAAAAATGTCAGATATTAAAAAACTACTAGAGTCACTAGACGAATTAGGAGCACATCCAATGGGCCCAATGGGCGGACATTCGCTGCCTGCACCAGAAGTGGATCGTGGCAATCCGGTGACAATGAACGTAAGCATGAATGCAAGCGGTAAAGAGCATGTTGAAGATTTAATCAACATGATGAAAAATGCAGGACTTGGTGACGCTAAAGAAGTTACAGCAGATATGATGCCAATGCGTATGGACATGGAAAGACTACGTGATATCGTAGACGAGCCGGGTGATGAAGATCCAAACGAAGCAATGGACGAAGGTCCATGCGAAGATTGCGGTTGTGATCCATGCGAGTGTGAAGACAAAGACGTAGAAGAATGGGCAAATTCACCAGAAGGTTCAGAAGACGATGTAGACTATCGTGATCAAGATTATATGACAAACATGATGGGCGATGATTTACACAAGAAAAAGAAAGCATACAAAGCAGCACAAGATGGTGACAATGCTATGGCAGCAGAGTCAATCAAAGCACAACTAATGAAAGCTCTTGCTGAAAAGAAAGCCAACAAAGATTATGATGGTGACGGCAAGATTGAAAACCCAAAAGATGAGTATATGGGCTCAAGAGACAAGGCTATCAAAAAGGCTATGGCTAAGAAAAAATAATTAATCCCCCAGATTAAATCAATAGCGCCGTATGGCGCTATTTTTTTGGTTAAATAATTACATGAGCAAAAGTTTAGATGGCGTATTAGTTAAAAAAGCCAACAAACAAGAAACATATACAGAAGAACAAGTACAGGATCTAATGCAGTGTATGGATCCTGACGAGGGTTATCTATACTTTGCAAAACACTTTGGTTATATACAGCATCCAGTAAAAGGAAAATTGTTGTTTGATCCTTACGAGTATCAATTGAGGTTAATGCATTCATATCATAATTATCGTTTTAATATTAATATGATGCCTAGGCAAACAGGTAAAACTACCTGTGCTGCAATTTACCTGTGTTGGTATGCTATGTTTAACCCAGATCAAACTATCCTTATTGCTGCACACAAGTATACAGGAGCTCAAGAAATTATGCAACGTATACGTTACGTGTATGAAATGTGTCCTAACCATATACGTGCAGGAGTTATATCATATAATAAAGGCAGCATAGAGTTTGAAAATGGTAGTAGGATTGTAAGTCAAACAACAACAGGCAACACAGGACGTGGTATGAGTATTTCGCTACTATACTGTGACGAGTTTGCATTTGTGCAACCTAATATTGCGGAAGAATTTTGGACTTCAATATCTCCTACACTAGCAACAGGTGGCCGTGCTATTATCACAAGCACACCTAACTCAGACGAAGATACATTTGCTACTATTTGGAAACAAGCCGAAGATAAATTTGACACACACGGTAATGAACAAGAAGTAGGTGTTAATGGCTTCCATTCATTTAGAGCAAGTTGGGAAGAGCATCCTGACCGCGATGAAAAATGGAAAGAAGCTGAAATTGGAAGAATCGGTGAAGAAAAATTCCGTCGTGAATACGGCTGTGAATTCTTAGTATTTGACGAAACACTGATCAACTCAATTAAACTTGCTGGAATGGAAGGCGGCAGTCCTATAATTAATATGGGTCAAACACGTTGGTACAAGAAACCAACTAGTCAATATACCTATGCTGTAGCACTTGATCCTAGTATGGGTACAGGCGGGGATTATGCTGCTATACAAGTTATAGAATTACCTAGTTATGAACAGGTTGCAGAATGGCAACATAATACAACTGCTATACCAGGACAAATACGTGTACTTGCAGATATTTGTAATTATATTGCCAAAGAAACAAATAATCCACAAGGTGTTTACTGGAGTGTAGAAAACAACGGCATCGGAGAAGCAGCACTAATCGTTATAAACGATTTCGGGGAAGAGAATATACCAGGCCTATTTGTGTCTGAACCAATTCGCAAAGGACATGTGCGCAAATTCCGTAAAGGGTTTAATACTACACACAGCACAAAAATTACAGCATGCAGTCGATTAAAAACAATGGTAGAAAATGATAAAATGATTTTACATTCAAAACCGTTTATATCAGAGCTTAAAGGTTTTGTAGCAACAGGATCGAGCTATCAAGCAAAGTCTGGCATGACTGATGATTTAATTAGTGCTATGTTACTTGCTATTAGAATGATGGACGTATTAAAAGATTGGGATCCTAGAGTATATAATACATTTAATCAAACTGATGAATTAGATGAATACGATATGCCTATGCCGATCTTCGTTAGCAACAACTATTGATAAATACAGTATGAGAGATTTTAGTAAAATAGGCGAAGAGTTGTTTAATAAGTTGCGCGGAAGATTTCCAAGCGTAACTATTGGTGACGGCAAAGGAAACGTAACTAACGAACCTATTGCAGCAAGATATTTTGATTTTGACTATAAAGGTATAGGTAAAGTTAGTGTTAACTTAGATGAAAAAGAAGGGTTAACAGTTATTTTTTCAAAAGACTTTGCTGAAGG